TCAAAAATAAAGCTCTTGAAAATCCAAAAATAATTGAATCAATCGCAAAGATGTTAAAAAAATGATACCATATACCGCCGTATGTAAATATAAAATAACAGCCCCACTGACAATTACCTGGGAATATAGAGAATGCGGCGAAAATAAGTCATTCGAAGAAAGATTTGACAATCGGGCACTAATGAATGTAAAATTAGATGCGTTCAATAATTTGGTCGCTGCGGGACATGTTCGTAATTATCAAAAATAAACAAATAACCAAAAGGATTTATTATGTTTAAAAAATGTTGGAAAGAATATGTAGCATGGTTAAAAGCTCAATGGAAAGAGGCGTGGGGTTCATTGCGCGATGCACTTATAACCTTAGCCGATGCTGTAATAACTTGGGCATATACTATACTTGGCTCAGTATTTTGGGGTTTGTGGCAGTTGGTTGTAAAACCAATGGCAGAGTACTTTAAGAAAGTAATAACAGACTGGCTGAATGGAATCTAATCCTTAATAATGATTATAAAAATAATTGGAAAATTTCCAAGCTTAAACGATATAATACAAGCAGATAGAACACATTGGCAAATGGGCGCTAAGCTTAAGGCTAAAGCCACAGGGGAAATTGGCTGCCAAGTGCTTAGCGTCAATAAAATTGATAACCCTATATGGGTAAACTTTACATATTACTTGCCCAAAACAGATAGAAGAGACCCAGATAATATAGCCGCAGGGTTTCATAAGTTCTTTTTTGATGCTCTTCAGGAAAGGAATAAAATCAAAAACGACTCAAGAAAAGAGATTATTGGTTTTTCGGACTCTTTTGAGATTGGTAACGATTGGATGACTGTTGTTGAATTATCTGATGTACGCGTTCTACCCGCTCACTATCAATTACCCAATCAGGTAGATATTTAACCCAGAAGTTATAATACTTTCCCCTTTTAATTTTATTGGTTATATTTGGGGTTAGCTTATCAGACATTTTAAACTATTAACTCTATTAGTCCAACCATTTAGAAATACTTTGTTCTTTGGTTCCTTTTCTACCAAATTTTGGTAAAAGGCAATCCTCATATCTAAATACTCAGCTGGGCTTCCTGTGTATGCATTCACTGCGCTTAGAGTGTTAAAACCGATAATTCCATCAGGAATAGCCTTAACCATCCTTTGTAGTGTCTTGATGGCTCTAACATTCCCCGCATTTACAGCAAAGTCAAACACAAAGCAGTTTAATGGCCACTTTATCTCATCGCATTTACATTTATTCCAGTAATTAGTTTTGTATATATCTTGTACTTCGGCGCAAGCCAGCATGTTATCATTTAAATCTTTATTAATAAGTCCCGCAAGAACCTTGCTGGCCACTTTGCCTTTATGAGCCTTTTTGATAACATCGACCTTGTACCACAAACTTAAGTTTGGGTAACCTTTTCTGGTTACCCCCATATACGTTTCGCCGCCAGAGTCATTAGGGTTGTCCACATAACCACCCTCGTTGCTTACGACAATGTTAAAAGCTTTTATAAAATTACTCATTAATAACCCAATTGTGTCAATGCCTGTTGTAAATCATCTTTAGCCGCTGGGATTGTATCGTAAGATATAGCCATAGCAGAGTATATTATATCGTGGTTTTTTTCATCCCCAGATATCTCTCTAACTTTATCTGCGTCTGCTTTTTCCCCGCAAAAATCCAGTGCCCATATAAGAGCGTTTTGTAAACGCAGGGCTTCAGACTCAGATTCTTTATTTTTGTATAACAGCATAGGGATTAAAGCGCGAACTTGTTCCTGTGGCATATTTAACATTCCGGTGAGGATTTTATCCATCGTATACTCCTTTTTTGAGTTGTAAATTTGATTTGACGTATTATTTCATCATATTGATGTAAATCTAAGGAGGCCCTGTATATTTTATAATCAGCTCTATCTGCAGATGGCGTGTGGACGGAATGTATCGCTTGCCCTAAGTTTTTATACCCTTCCTCAAGTAATAAAAAAAGACGATATTTATCAGCATCGTCCATTGTATCAAACCACCAGCTCTCAATTGTTGCCGCACTTATCCCTGTACGGGTAGTCTTTGTAATCTCAAATTTATTAAAAGGCAACCCATCTTTAACTGAAATAAAACATACATCCGATATATCCGACATATATCTTCCTCCGCACTAACAATAATACTACACTCTACGAATCGAGTCAAGAGGGGCTTGCAAAATATTTAATTATTATGTATAATCGGTTTATATTAAGGTAGGATTATGAATAAAACAAACAAAACTACTAAACCAAAAACTGTAACAGAACGCAAAGCACTGGCCAATTCTATGAATGGGCTGGTATCTGGCATAGTGCCGTTTGCAGCTGGAAGCGCTAATGCCAAGATAAGCGATAACGCGATTAACTCCACTGCTGTGCTAGCGGCTCAAATAAGAAGAGAGTTTGTTACATTAGATAGGGCGCTGTTAAGTTCTTTATACCAACAATTTGGAATTGTGCAGGCTTTGATAGAAGTTCCTGTGTTAGACGCATTCCGCGGCGGAGTTAAATTATCAGCCTATGAAAGAGCTGTAGCTCCAGAGCCAATTAAAAAGAAATCAATATTTAAGATATTTACTATGTTCAACGAGGCTGACCCTGCAAAAGACAATGCAAAGGATAATAAGCCTGATGTGGATTCCCGTATGTTTGACGAACGTAAGAAATGGGAAGAAGAGCAGGATAGGGCCGCTGGCGAATTAAAAAAGTCTGACGATAATTTCTTAAGACGGAGTATTACCCCAGAAGAACTTAGGATGCTGGAGATATACATAAAGCGTGAAATGATTTGGGACAAAGTTCAAGAAGCTGAAAAATGGAAAAGATTATTTGGCGGAAGTGGAATAGTCATTTTAGATGGGAAAGACCCAAGCACTCCAATAAACTTAGAAGCAATTAACCAAGATACCCCGCTAGAGTTTTATGTTGCGGATAATTGGGAGTTATCAGCATCGTCCACAACTCTTAATTCTGTAGATTGGATGTCAGAACAACCATTTACATATTATGGACATAAAATACACAAATCTAGAGTCATTGTATTCAATGGTAAGAAATGGCCGTCTTTGTGGCGCAGTGTTGGCCGCGGGTGGGGAATGAGTGCATTAGAGCCATTAATCAGAACTTTGAATAAAGGTATAAAAAACGAGAACCTTATATTTGAATTACAAGATGAAGCTAAAATAGACGTGTTTAAGTTGAATGACTTTAACGACTCTATGCTAGACCCAGACTCTACTGCAGCAGTTCAGAATAGACTTCAGCTTGGTCAAACTGTTAAAAACTATATGAAAGCAATTGTCTTGGATGGACAAGATGAGTATTCTCAGAAGCAGATTCATTTTAACGGGCTTGCGGAACTTAAAGAAGATAACCGTGTAGATATGGCAGCAGACGCTAGAATCACAATGACTAAACTTTATGGAACTACTCCGGCAGGGTTTAACTCTGGCGAGTCTGATAGAGAAAGCTATGCTGATTCTGTAGAGAGTGAAATAAGAATCCCGTTAGAGCCAAATATTATTAAATTGCTAGAAATAGTAGGGCGTAAAGTATTAGGCAAAACCCTGGACTTCGGTATAGAGTTCCAGCCGTTGATAAGAACGACTGAATATGAAGCAGAAAAAACTAAGACTTTGAGACTTGCTAATTTGAATGAAGGAAGTATTTGGGGTAGAGTTAATAATGTTGAGTGGACAAAAGCCGTTAATGCCTCTAATATATTTGGTACAGAGATAAGCTATAAGCCCAAGTTTGTTCCAGAGCCATTAGCCAAGCAAGTATTTAAACCAGGATTCGGCGGGAAGTAATGAAGAATAAGAGATTTCTAGCAATAACCAAAAACAAAAGATTAATCTGTTGTATTTGTGGGTTAGAAATCTTGACTTCAAAAGAAGTATCAAAAGAGCACGAGTCCCCATTAAGCCGTGGCGGAAATGAAAATAATTGGAAGTGGGCACACAAAAAATGCAACAATGACAAAGGTGCGCTGACACAACCGGAATATGAGCTATTTTTAAAATTAATAAAAATACGCGATGGAGTAATTAAGGAGTAATTTATGAATTGGAAGAATTCTAAGAATGAAATAACCGTAAAGGCTAAAGAAGATGACATTCCTAAAGGAATAACATATTCTGCGATGTACCTATGTGCCGGCCCAGTGGGTTATAAAGACGGAACATACTTGCTAGAGCAATCTAGCCTTGATAGTTTTGCATGCACATTGAAAGGTTGCCCAGTAATTATTGGCCATCAGGACATATTAGATGAAGACGATATGAAGCGTAAGGCTGTAGGTTACGTGAGCAATGTATGGCGTTGCGAGGTTAGTGGCAAGTGGTATGCAGACTTTATTGTGTTTGATGAAAAGGCTAATGAAAAATTAGCCAATGGCGATTTACCATTTGTTAGTTGCGGTTATAGCGCTAGCCTGATAGATGGCAGAACTATTAATAATGTTGAATATAAAAAAGAAATTGTAGGCGGCGAGATGAAGCATCTTGCATTAGTCAAAAAACCTCGTTATAATGACACTGAGGTATGGAAGAATGGACTGGATGACTACCTGGTAGGCGAAGGCCAATTATATAATCAAAAGGATTCAGATATGAATATTTTATCAGGGTTTAGAAAGGTAAAGTCTGAAATAGATAAAGATGTGTTGTTTAATACCAGCGCAGGCGATAAAACTATTGAAGAAATAATCAATGAATACGAAGAGTTGGTAAAAGAAAAAGATTCGTATCAACAGAGAATTGCAGAACTTGAGGCTACAGCCGCGAGCCCTGCAACTGGCACAGAAACAACTCCTGCGCCAGCGGTCGGTGCACCAGAAGAAACTTCAGGAACACCCGCACCGGCAGCTGCGCCAGAAGGTTCTGACGCGGAACTTAAGCAGAACATTAACAACGCAGTACAGGAAGAAAAACCATGCGCGGTTGTGACTGTTCCTAATTTTAAAATTTAAAAGGAGTAAATAATATGGCTATTACGAAAACTAACTTCTTTCAACAGAGCCTTAACCAAATGGCTCCAAACCGCGTCCGCGGCGAGCTTGCCGATTGGGGATTAAGCGCTCAGGTTGTTGAAGTTCAAATCGATTCGACACAATCCACACCTTTGTATTCAGGAGATGCGGTTAAAATTGTTTCGACCTCTACAGGAAAAATAAAAGTTGTTGCAGCTGGTGCAACTGATGCAGTTTATGGCTTGGTTATCTATAATTCAAAACGTGAAGCATGGAAAGCCGGTGATATTGTATCTGTCTTGCGCGATGGTGGCGTTATGAGCTGTGTAGCAGCAAACGAAACTGTTAATGCCGGTGCGCCTATGTACTACGTACCATCAGATGGTTCTGTTACTGCAGTTGCTCCAAGTGGCGCTTTGCCTTTTGGTGTTGCTTTGGCTAAAGTTGTTGCCCCCGCTACTGGCGCTTTGGTTATGGTTGAAGTAATTAAATACTCTTGCCTGCCAGATGTCGTAGTTACCCCAACATCGTTAATTTCGTCCGATGCAACCAATACATTAGGATTAGGAACGGATAATAAACTGTTCGTTGCGCCTACAAGCCCAGCAGCCCTTATTTCGGCTGATGCCGCTAATGCATTGATAAAAGGCACAGACGATAAATTGTTCGTTACTGCAGCTTAAGGAGTAAAATTATGGAAAAGAAATACTTGATTAATGGCGTTGAAAAAACTCGTGCAGAGTTGTTTAACGAACAGGAATTAGCACTGATTAATTCAAGACAAGAAATCTTGAATAGTGTTGGTTTCGGTGATATTGATTTAACACTGTTGACCGTGTTGGAACGTAGTGTGTCGGAACAAAAGTTTTACCGTTTGAACGGTTTGACTCCGGAAGACTTCGTGCCAATCGACAACACCCAAGGCGGCTTTGCGGATTATATCAAAGTGTTGCGTAGCTATGCAAATATTGATGGGGACATTGATACCTGGCTTCGTGGCAATGATACCGATAATGCACACCGCGGACAAGGTGGCGTTAAATTGGATGACGCAGCGGTTAAAATTTGGAACTTGGACAAAATGTTGTCTTACTCCTTATTTGAACTTCGTCAATCCATGCAAACGGGCGTTTGGAACGTTGTTAAAGAAAAAGAAATTGCGCGTAAAGCAGACCACGATATTTCGTACCAGAAAGCAATACTGGCTGGAAACGGCGGTCAATTTAGCGGTTTGTTGAACCAATCGACTGTTTCTACCGATGCAACCATCTTGCCGACTACAATTGGTGCGATGACTGCTGCTCAGTTTAGAACTTTCCTGGCTTCTGTGTTCTCAAACTACTTTGCGCAAACTGGCTATACTCAGATGCCGAACACTTTAGTTGTTCCTTATACTGATTTCTTGGCTATGTCGACTAACGTTGATGAAACCTATGCGTTGTTTGGAAAAACAATGAAGGCTCGCTTGGAAGAAGTATTCAAAGATGCAACTGGCCGTGCAGACGCAAGAATATTGCCGTTGGCATACTGTGAAGCCTCTATGAATAGCGGATTCTACAAATATGCATTGTACAACAAAGAGTTTGACACTCTGCGTGCGTATCGTCCTTTCAACTATGATGTTGTTCAGGGAACTACTGTTGATGGAATGAACTTCCAGAACACAGCATACTCGCGTAGCTCTGACGTGTTTGTAAACCGTCCGAAAGAAATGTTGTATATGACTGTTGAAGCTTAATAAGCGTAGATGGCTGACTGTATATGATGCGGTCCTAAGGGCGGGTGTTAAAAGCCCGCCCTTTTTGAATAGGAGTTTAATATGTTGTGTATAAACATCGGGTCTAAAGACATAAATATCAAAACCGAATCTAAAGGGTTTACAACCATTCTTCCAAATGCTACAATAGAACTGACCGAAAAAGAATTTGCTGTATTTAGCAGATTATTTAATCTGGCTCAGATTGTTACAAGCGAGCCAGCCCCAATTGAAGTTGTAGAGCCGGTTATAGAAAGTGTTGTAGAACCAGAACCAGAAGTAGAAATAGCGCCTGCGACAAAAGCAAAGGCGACCAAGGTTAAACAACCCGTTAAGAGGAATAATAATGTTAAAAATAAAAAGTAATAAACGTTTATTCCTTAAAGAGGGTGGCTGGATAAATAAAGGCGAAATAAAACTCGTCTCAGCTGCCGATGCAAAGTTGTTATTATTCTTAGGGGATGCTATTCTCGTAGAAGAAGCCGAAGAAGTTGTGGAACCAAAGCCGAAGAAGAAGGGTAAATAATGTTTGAAATCCCATACAATTTTCCATTAACCGTAGACGAATTTAAGCTATTCTTTTTAAGAGAGATGGGGATGATTTGGCAACCATACCACACCTGGACAAAGACTGTATGGGATACAAACGATATTGCTGTATTGAATCATCAATTCTATAAATCTCTAATAGATAGAAATACTACTACTCCAACGACCGATTCGGCTAATTGGAGTGTATTGAGTAAAATATATACTGGTGGCGAAACTTATTTGGCTGGCGATGTTGTTTGGGATATTCCAACACAATGTTATTATCAAGCTATTCAGAATACGGCTGAACCAGTAAGTAATAGGACATATTGGCGTGTGCTAACAAGCGATGCTATAAACACATTATATCCAGACAATAGAAACTGGACAGCGCCTATTAAGTATAGCGCAGGGGATAAAGCTATTGATGTAGTGGATTTTAAAATAGGCGTTTGGGAATCCCTTATATCTAATAATTACTACGACCCTAAGAATAATACTATAACCCCTGTGCCTGCCCAAGAGCCTTTCGTGGCATGGTCGTTAACTGATGAAGACATATCTGATTGTATATTAGACTCTGATATTGTAAAGGCAATGAATGAAGCTGTGTTTAAGTTCAATCCTGAGTTATTTACTACCACAAAGGGTAAAATGGTTGCACTATATTTGACGGCGTTCTTCTTAGTTTATGATAGACAAATGGCACAAAGCGGCGTCACAAGCACATCAACAGCCGGTCCATTGACTGGTAGTAGGGTTGGAGATATAAGTGTTCAATATATGCAATCTACAATATTCAATAAGCATCCGTCATACGAATTCTTATCTAGAAACGAATACGGAATCAAGGCATTTAATCTTATGTTGCCTTATCTGCGCGGGAATGTAATTGTAGTTAGAGGCGGCAGCACGGTAGACTAATGTGGAAACATCAGGTTGAGATACTATTGAAAGAAAACACTTTAAAGAACCTTAAAACATTGGGCTCTTTTAAGGCGTGTGCTGGCATAAAGGGTGATGCGGAAACCGTACGTAAGATGTCGATTAATAACTTTGGTTGTATGACTGGCAAAGCAATAATACCAGCCAGACCTTGGGTAGAGGCTGCAACTGGAACAGATAAAGAGTTTAGAAGGGCTTATAGCACGTTTATAAAATGGGCAATAAGTAAGAATGTTGGGAATCTAAATAAACTAGCGCCCCACACTGCACTGCTAAACATTGCTAAAACCATGGCGGCGAACCAAAGAGAATATATTGATAGATATGAGGCTGTTGAAAACGCAGAGTCTACAATACAGAGGAAAAAGGGCGACCAGCCGCTTGTATGGACAGGGAAAGGACGGGCCGCAATAAAGGGTTGGATAGAATGAAAGTTGATGCAATTGTTACTGTTACTACCTCATTTAACGAGGATATAGTTGTTGATTCGGCAGGAATTTATAAAACGCTAGAGCCAATAGTAAAAGTCGATAGTATACGTCTTAAAGATGATGGTTTAGATGGTAAAATGCAAAAAGAGGCACAGGCAGCCTTAAAAAAGAAATTAAAGAAATTAACCATAAAAATGAGAATGTAATGGGAAATATATTTTTTGACGCTTTTAGCTCTCCTATTATAAATGGCGGCACAATACAATGCGTGTTAAGAACAACAATATACGCGCATGGGTTTGGCTCTAATACCGAAAAAAAGGTTCCGTTTATTGCGAAGAAATCTGCACAGCCGCTAACCCCAGACGAGGCTACTAAAATGGGGTTTGGTGACTATGGCTCTAATGAATGGCTTATTATATACTCCACCAAGAAGATTCCAATGCCATCGGGCAGTGGGGAAAATATGACAATAGAATTTAATAAAAAAGAGTGGTATGTTCGTAAGGTGTTGCCGTGGACATGGGATGAGGGAACGCAGTTAGAACGTGGCTATTATAAAGTTTATCTTTCCAGATTCGAAGAAACAAAGGTGAACCCAAATTGATTAAATATAAAGAATTAGAAAAGTATTTATCGGATATGCTAACCTATATGGTTGGCAGTCAGTGGGCACAGTTTAGCTTTCACGAAGATGTTGGCAGACGGTTTATTGTAGAAAGACAGAATAGAGTATCTATGCCTGACGCTACTACAATAGGGTATTTTAGAGTTGACAATCTTGATAATTGGAGAGCTCAAAGATACGGTCGTGCCGCCAATAAAACCGATGAGTATGGACGGGAATACTTGTCAGAACTAAGAACATTTAAGATGGTTGTTACTATCTTATCTAAAAACCTAGGCGATGCCTTTGATACCTCGCGCTTCATTCTTGCAAATATTCAAAATAACCGTTATAATGAATTTGCAACAGAACAAGGACGAATTGGTATAGAAAACGTCTCAAAAATGAAAAATTTATCCGAACTTGAAACAGGAGCTTGGACAGAACGCATTCAATTTGAGATAACTATGAACTATTATGATACCATTGTCATTTACGACCCATTATGGTTTGTTAATAAACCAGCAACCATAGGGGAACTTGAGACAACAAGTATAGAAATGGAAAATAAATTAACGATATAAGGAGTATAAATATGAGCAATGTTATTAACATAAGTCGGTTCGTAGATGTATCTACTGGTGTTGTTCAAAGCCCTACAAGTATAGCGCGCGACTTCGGAGCGGTATTATTTGTTCAAAAAGGGACTGACGGTCAAACCACGGAGCTTACAAAGTATGACGACTTGGAAGCAGTAGTTACTGGTGAGGGCTCTAACACAGAGGCCTCTAAATGCGCAACTGTATTTTATGGCACTACATACAATGGAATAGCGCCTACATCACCTTTCTGGGTTGCTACTATTGGGGCTACCGATGCAGAAGTGTTTGGCACTAATTTTACCGTATTGTTATCTGCAGAAGATTACTATATGGTATTACTGGATTCTACATTCACTGTAGATATGGTTAAAAGTGCATGCTCGATTATGCAAGCATCACAAACCACTTCGGCGCACAAAATGTTTGTTGGCGATAAAAGCTTGGCCGCTGTAAACTCTGATTTAACATCAGATACAACCTCTATTAGCGCATATTGCAAAAACAATAATTTAACAGCCACCGCTGTTTGCTGGTATAACCCAAACAACACAAATGCTTATTATTCAGCAGCAATGGCGAGCTTCTTCTCTACACGTAGATTTGATAACTCGAACAGAAAAATGGCATCTTTGGCACATAAGGTATCGCAAGGCATACAGCCAGTTGACTTTACAGACACTGGAATCACGGTTAGCGCAACACAGGCGTTCGATAATCTTGATGCAAAACATACCAATGTATATGCAAACATTAAAGCAGTTGGTATACCGGCATGGGAAAGAGGCAACTTGCCATCTGGCGATGATATTAGTGATTATATAAGTGGTGATTATTTGAATTATACGATTACTATATCTGTATGGAACTTATTGCAGAACACTCCACGGGTTCCTATGAACACCGAAGGAGCAACGATGATTGCATCGGCAATGGAAGTTGGGTATTTGAAATTGAATGCTGCTGGCGTAATAGCTGGTGGGGTATCAATCGATGGAGAAGCCTTCCCACAGAACGGATACAAAATAACCGTTCCGATTCCAACTGGCGTAAACAAAGCAAATGGCTTATGGGAAGGGGTTGTCTCTTCTGGGTTGTTGGCTGGTTCGGGCAAGAAAGTTGTAATTGCTAACATCTTAAAGAAATAAAGGAGTTAAATTATGGCAGAATTTAATGGAGCATTTAACGATATCGGTTTGGTTGATGTAGAAATACGTACACCAATGGGTACCCTTGGCGCAAAAAACCTTGGACCAAATGATGTTGCTATATTGCTGGAGCCAGGGGACAACGGAAACGTTTTCCATTTTGTAGAAGGTTCTACAGGACAGGCACTGTTTAACAAATCTTATAAAGTCAAGAACTGGTCAATGACCGTCCGCTTCTTAAGACATTCGTTAGACTATGCTAAAGTTACATATCTGATACAAGAAATCATCAATGGAAACATCACGATGGTGTCTCTTAAAGTTAGAAATAAAAACTTTGGCAGCGCGGCGAATCTTGGAGCTCCAGATACACTTAACGAGCAATTTACAGCATCACAAGCTGTTTTGCAGAACTTTAAAGGTATGGAGTTTGGTTCAGACGCATCCGGTGATTTTGAAGTAACATTTAAAACGACTGGTGCAGTATACGAGTCAGGGGCATATGTGGCATGGGGGAATACCTACGCGCCAGAAGCTATGCAAGACCGTAGTGGCACTATACAAAACGCTGGAACAGTTGATACGTATACCAATACAACGCCAATAGTTCCTTAATAATAGGAGAAAAGAATGAACATTAAAGAGACATATAGTAATAAGTTAACGAAAGAAATCGAATCGTTGCAAACTGCAGGGGAGACTCCAATGGAGTTTGCTTATGTGTTCAATGATAAAAGTTGGGTTATATTCTTGCCTGATTCAGTTATGGAGCAAAAAAAGTTAATTGGTCAAATGAATGATTACTTTACCAAGAATGCATTTGAGCAAGAAGCTATTTTTATAAAAAGCATAGGACGTTATTGTAGAGTAAACGGTGGTGCTGCAAATCCAGAATTGCTAACTTTGGGCGAAATTGAAGTATTAAAGACAGCTTATACGGACAAGTTATTACTCCCTTTATTCCAAGGGGGAGTGGCTGCAGTGGAAAAGTTTATGGAAGTACAAATAAGCTAAAGTCCTCCCCCGAGCCGGATTGGTTTATATTAAACCCTGTTATTAGAGGTTTTATAAGCTATGCGGATTTAAAGTGTGGTAAGCTTAATTTGTTTGATTTATATCAAATGAATCAAGCTATAGGCTATGAGGAACATACAAGTGGCGGCAAGAACTGATAGTATGAATTTATCTGCCAACTTAGATATAACCGATGTTGTCGGGCTTGATGTCGTACAAAAAAAGATACAGGAGGTATTTGCTGCAAGCTCATCCTCGGTTAGTAAAAGCTTAGCAGACAACATCTTAAAATATCGTTCCTGGTCTTATGGAAAAGCCAGTGCCGCGACAGAAGCAGCTAATGAATGGAAAACCCAATTCAAAAAGGCTAATAATAAAACCCCAAGTAGAGAGTTGTGGCGTAACATAAAAATGGTTAGTCAGGGCATATCTGCCCCTATCGATGATTACATTAAAAGCAATACGTCTAGTAATGCAAAAATTAAATCATTAAATGCCATTGCATCTACATCATATGACACACTTAATAACAATCCTAATTTAGACCCCAATGTAAAACTAGCGATTGCCAAGAAAGGTAAGTCCGTAATGGATTACGGGTACGCTAATTTTCCGCAGTTAATGCGGACAGATAACATTAACCAGCAACGTGAAGTGTATAATCTATTCGGTGAAGTGATAGATGGCGTTCAAGGGACAAAAAAGAATACGGGCGACTTAAAAGCTATAGCAGCGTATTCGTGGAATGCCGGTAGGGCGCTCACTAATGTAACCTCTGGAATGTTTAGGGATGAAAACGCAAGAACAAATCTGTGGCAGGGGTTAAATGATTCTGCAGGGGCATTTGGTGGACTTACCGGTTCTTTATTAGGAGCTATTGGTGGCCCCGTTGGTGCTATTGTAGGCGGAACTATAGGTAAAGCATTAGGCGATGTCACATCTGGTGTTGCAAACACAGTGCATGGCGCTTGGCGTATGACGGCTACGCGTGCGTTTAGAGTCGCAGATAGACGCGCCCTTCTTGGCGACCAGTATTCAGACCCATATACAAGGGCATTAGAAGGGGTTGGAATATCTTCAGGCGCTGCTTTAGGTGCCGTTGAAAAAGCGAGATATTTTGGTGCCAGAGCTTCTTGGGGGGATTTGTCTGAGAAAGAATTTGTTGGTATGGGCATATTGAAAAATTACTATGCTGCAGTTCGTGCTGGGGCAGACGAACGCGGGATTATGGAAGCTCTACAGTTGGATAAAGCAGAACGCGGCGATGGAAACTTCTATATGGGATTAAAAAATGCCGATTTATCTCCTGAGCTAATGAAGATTGACAGGATGAATATGCCAGAGTTTCAAAAAGCGATAAATTCAGATGAGTTTCAACGACAAGAAATTGCAGATATACAATCTAATGTAAGAATTATAGCAGACTACTTTGGAAGAGATGTTAAAGACTATATGGCGACCAATAGGGCTGTAAATGAAACGTACGAGTTTGATGCTGATAAAGCATCTAAAAAAGAAAGTATTGCATATGGGCTTAATGCATTAGCTGCGCAAGGTCCAGTTGGTGCGGCCGCTAAAGCTGGTATATTAAATTCTTTAGACGCATTAGACTTAAAGATAATTAATACGCCAGGGGGCGACCAAAAAAGAGAAGTTAGAGATGTTATGTGGGCAGTATCATTAAAGGGAGGTAACTAATGTCATTGCAAAACCTAACAAATGGGAACCCTATAAACGATACTGTAAACAATTTTGCAAACTCATCTAATCTATTAGGTGCGTTGCCTGGGTCTTTTGATAAAAGAGACGGCAATGCTGGTTGGGGCAGCAAGGTAAAGCAAATAATATCTATGGTTAATGGGGTTAGTGATTTACTAGGCGGAAGACCACCAGAATTAGTTATAGGAGACGTACCTGCAGATAATTGGGCAACAAGAAACTCTAAGTATATGCCAAGCGCTGTTAAGGGTTTAATAAGGGCTGTTGAAAATACATTAGACTTAAACCAACAGACTGGAGTAATAATAGACGGATTCGATTCAATTACTGCGGACATAACCATTGATTTGCCTAAGAACCCAATGATGTATAGGTCTAATTATATTACAGACCAAAGGGTAAGAACGCCAAATACATTAAAGATGGTTGTTTATGTAAATAATTATTTGTCTGATGATATTATCGGAACTGTTACTAACATCCTCTCTGGTAATGACCCAACTGGGTTGTTGGGTGAGGGGTTAAATATGCTTACAAATAATGGTAATACTAGAGCACAAAATGCATTGTATAAAATGAGATATCTGCAAGAGAACGGGATACCATTTACTGTTTATACCCCGCATGGGATATTTGAAAATATGCTTATAAAGACTATCGGCTTAAGGACAGAAGCCACCTCTATGGATACGCTAGTGTGCGATATAACATTTAATGAATTGTTGATGTATGTGCCAAATAACAGCACTGCTAAACCGCCAACCAGAACAAATATAGTTCCGACCAGTTCTATGTTTGATTTCTCTAGCAAATTGGTTTAATTTAATTGGGAGTTTAAAATGGCTGATGTTATATTAACAGTATCATCTACAGAGCAAGTAATATCTTTAAACGATGGAACTTTAGCGCAAGTGTTGTACAATCCGTTTAATAGGTATTGGTATATGAATATGGTTAAAGACGGCGAGGTAGTTGCGGCCGGCATGGCGTTGATTCCTAATACCAACCCATTGAAAAACTTTGGCGTAAAAGATACCATATTTATAATTGATACGGTTAATGATAATTTAGAATACAACCCGTATAATGAGCTAGGTAGTAGATTGAGTTTGGTAGAACATTATGAAAGTTAACAATGTAGATTATAATTTTGATAGAGTTGTGCAGTTAATTCTAGTATCTGCCGATGGTTCTCGTGTTGTTTTAGAATATAATCCTCTGGCTGACGAAAGAAATATAGCAAGGATTGATTTTGAGGTTTCTAAACTTGGTCCATCCGATACCACTACAAATGGCCCTGGACATAAGGCAGAGTTTCGTTTGTACAACATTACGGATAGTGTGGCGTCTCTTTTATTTAATAACGGGTATGTTATCGGGAAAGTATTTGGGGCTATTAACAGCAAAAATATTGCCACTATAATCGCCGAAAGAAAGAAGCGGGATAAAGAAGTAAAGAGGTCCAAACCTAGAATAGAGCTATATGTTGGATATGCTAATCACGAAGATAAACAAAATCCATCTTTAACTTTATTGTATAGCGGGTATCTTAATAGCTCTTATTCTTATAGAGAGGGGCAGGACCAAGTTACAGTTTTAATGTCGTGGCCTTTTGATACAGAATCCACTAATGATGTTTCTTGGAGCAATATACCACAAGCGCCTAGCGAAACAGACTTTGAAGCAGACGAGACAGACGAGGTAAGTTTATCAAGAAAAAGATATACCGGAACATTCTTAAGTATATTAAAAGATTTAATAATGGACTACTATCCAGACGCGCCATCGGAGCTGGTTATGAGCGATTCGTTTGCCTCAAGTTTTATTAGCAATAATGAAAAAAACACTGGTGTAAGTATGGTGCTGCGTGAGCCAATGCAAACATGGAAAGAGGACCACAAGTACCTAGACGGCTTTAAAACGCCTGTGTATGTATATGGGAAAGAAGACCACGGCACTAATGCTGCGCTTGCTAAAAAAATAGAAGGGACATTAGGGAGTAATTGGTCTTATGACCCAAATGGCGAAAGAGATTGGAATAAAATAAAATCAGATTTTTGTGCTAGAACTAAAATGAATATCGGTATATATATAGATACTGATGTAAGTAGACGTGTGCTAGACTCTGTAAACAAACTATCAGCAGTTGAGAAAAGTTCTTTATCGGTATTAGTTCCAAGCTCGGTTAAAACAGAACAGTTTTTTAGAGTATATGTGTATCCGTTGGTCTCGAGCGCTTCTAGCAAAGGAAATAAAGCAGGGCGGATAGTTATAACTAATTATCAAAATGTAGTAGAACCGCCAATGTTACAAGGCGGAAGTGTATTACAAGTCAAGACTATGATGATTCCACAAGCTAGACCAGAGATGAGTCTAATGCTTGAGTTAAAAGACTTAGTTGCATCAGAAGAAGGAATAACTGATAATTTAATGCCGAATATTGATAAGACTGCAGTTGGGACATTATCTATGAATGCAGAATTAGCATATGGCAGCCAAGCGCCATTGGTGACTGGGTCTTATGCTGCAAGTGTTCTTGCCGCTGAGAAAGAGGGCAAAGGTTATATTTACAACCGAAATTGGAATATATTTAAGGTTGTGTTTGAGGGCAGTACGCATAAGAAACAATGGTACTCTACGTTTTATACATACCCATCGTATATGGGTGGCGCTATAGCAGACAAAGGAGGCACTGATGCCTAGAATAATGCCCGATGAATCTGTTCTTGCAAAGTATTTGATTAAAACGCATGGAATTTTTAAAGTTGTGACATTCCATCCAGAAAATCAGACGGTTGATATAATACAAGATGTATACGACTTATCATTAGACCCGCTTGGAAAGATTGTTAAAGAAAACGAGTTTGATATACCTGTTGCATATTCTTTAAACATTCCAAAGATGTTATATGACATCCCAGTAAAGCAATTGCGCTGGGGGCAGTTTTCTATAGAGTGCTGCCCAAAGAAAGGCGATACTGGTTATGTAGAATACTTCCACGATGATATTAGAGACTGGATGAAGGATGGAGGCGTTAGCGTCCCTGATAGTGCCAAGAAGTTTATTCCAGGAAGTTGCATATTTGTTCCGTTTGTTCCTAATTTAAAGAACTTAAAAGAGGATTATGTTGACTCAGAATCTAAGTTGCGTATAAAGTCTAAAAATGCTATGATAGAAATCATAGACGAGGACAATGGACATCCAATTATAAATATAATATCAACTGGTGGGACTACGAATATCACTGCAACGACAACTAATGTTAATGGGAATTTAAAGGTTACCGGCGAGATAACCGCTGATGGCAACATAAAATCTAAGTCTGATGTGTTAGCTGACGGCATTAGCCTTAAAGACCATACCCATGGCTTTACTTATATCGGGGCAGGAACAGGCTCTAGCCCACAAACAGGAACTACGGAGGCCCCATAATGAATACCTTTTCAACTGACGCTAATAATGATGTCGCTTTGACAAGTGGTAATATATCTATAGTTTATGATAGTAAAGCCATAAGAAACAAGATTGATAATGCGTTACGGATAATCAAAGGCGAGTTAGATGACCCTAAAATAGGGGTGGATTATTTTAATATAATTATGGCAAAAACGCCAATAAGTATGAAAGTCCAAGAGCTTGTTAGGGTTATCAATAGTGTTGATGGCGTTAAGGAAACATTATTCAATAAAGTGAATTATGATGCCCAAAGACAGGTTTATAATTTCTACTTTACGATTAATAGCATTTATGGGGATATAAATTACGAAACTAACATTGACCTAACAACGATATGATGTTATAATATATAAGAGGAATACGATATGGGAAAATGGACAAGCGCTGGGTTTGTGGCTCAAACATTGGGCAACTATAAAGACCAGCTTAAAGAATTATTTATAGAAGCGTTTGGCGATGACTTTGTGTTGGATGACTATACTCCACAAGGGGTATTAATTCAGCGCATAGCGGAGCTGGCATACAATATAGATATGGATGGGATAGATGTTGTTGCTTGCTTAAATCCTAATACTGCAAGTGGCGTTTGGTTAGATATCATTGGTGCTCTTAGAAACTTTACTAGAAATCCAGGGTCGCCTGATATTATTACTTTATCTGCCACTGGCGATACAAGTCTAATGCCGTTTTTTGTTCCAGCTAACACGCCTATAAACATAGGGCCAATTACATTCTTAACGACCAATAACATTACATTCTCGGCCAATCCAACAACAATTATAGCTTACGCATCAGATAATACGCCAACTGGAGTAAATATTGGCAATGCGGGGACAACTACTATAACTCAAATAACTGATATTGTCGTTACTGGCGTAACTGTCGGTTTGGAAAAAGAAAGCGATTTTGATTTTAGACAGCGTTTATTTGCTGGGAAGAATGCGGCAGAAGCAACAATAGAAAGAGTATACCAATTAATATCTGCCAACTCACTGGTTAGGTCTGCTGGTATAAACTATAATGATTTATCAACAACCGTTGATACCATACCACCACATGCCACAGAATGGATGGCCGCGCCCAGAGCTGGTATAGACGAAACAATGTTTGCTGAAACCGTAGGTGGAATTATATTGAATAACAAGGTTCCAGCAGCGCAAACTTTTGGCAACGCCACAGTGACTGTAAACGATGTATTTGGTACTCCGAAGGCTGTAAACTTTACCATCCCAGACGAAATACCAATGAGAATCCACATACAGACTGCTACACCACAAAACACTGGGGTTTTAGACTTATCTAGAGTTAATGACCAAAAACAGGAAATAGTGAACTTTATCAACACACTTCCAATCGGCGGCGATGTCTCTATGAGTAGAATATTAGGATTTGTTGCCGGAGACCCTGGGTATGATATCTTGTCTTACCAGATAAAGGCGGTTGCAGATTCAGCGTGGACAGTTAATAGCAATTACACTATAGGCTCTAGAGAGTATGCGACAATTGATTTGTCTAATATAGCAATAGGTGCGTAATGTATGATAATCAAAATTATCCTTGGCAATACCAAGATACAGAACGATTGAAGGCCATATACGATGGTCTATTCCCTATTATGTCAAACGCAAGTGCAGAGACGTTTAAAAATATATTAGATATAGACCAAATGACAGGAGAGGGTGTTTTCTCGGTTGCAAGATTATGGAATGTGCCTATTATATACGGGGCTATAGTAAATGGTTTTGTATTTGATGTAAATGAATGGGATGATGGCGGTTTATGGAATGGCGAGGCGGGTTCTTTAGATGAGGATTTCTATAAGAAATATATAAAGATGAAAATATTTATACATAACCAGCCATTTTCATTAACCACTATAAAACAGGCATTAGATATATGGTTTAAAGATTTAGGATATAATTGTGAAGTTGTAGAAGAGAATTATAGTTTTGATGTGAATATCACATTAAGTGATTTGCTGGTTCAGGACTTATTCACTACTATATTAAACACAGACAGATATATATTTGGGAAGCCAGCAGGAATAACCTATACAGTAAATTTAGCGCAGGAGTAAGTTATGCAAGTAAAAACATCGGTATTTGCAGATAGTGGGGCATTAGACCCAATATTGACAGAGTCGGATTTCAGAACTGGGCACGAGCCAGGCACACTAGCCAAAGCCGAAAATGTAAATACATTTGGTTTTAGGTCTGATGAACAACTAAAGATTGTGAGTGATGAGTTATGCCAAATAATAACAGACCAGGGCGTTACTATAAACCCTAACGATTCTACGCAGCTGTCAACCATAATAAAAACAAAGGTTGGTGCTGGCGGGGCTATTATGACAGGCCTATTATATAGATCATACACATCGGCCCCTACATTATCTGGCAATACTATATCGTTCCCAGCTATGACCTTTTTGTTTAATCAAACAGTTTACTATGGGACTGCCCAAAATGATTTTCTTAAAGTAAGTATTATTGCGCAAGATATGACCTCAAGTGCATCCTGGCCTGACGGAGTTAATTTTATCTATGTTGATAGTACAGGTACCCTTCAAAGACAAACGACCCCTGTATTACCAAGCGCTGGCGCAACAAAGTGCTATTTAGGCTCGGTGTTTGTACAGGATGGTAACTTACAGGTTGGGTCTTGGGCATTTAACCCATGGCTTACGGTTAGCGCACAGACAATGCGGGAGTCGCCAACGGCTACAACTAAAGGCGGTTTGTTATACGCTGTCGCTGATACAACATTAGGGATTGGAGCTATAGAGGTAAGATTTGAAGGAATTAACTTTGCTGCTGCACCAACGCAACCAAATATACTTAGCGTACCGGCTGCAAATCCATTTACATACAAATTCTTATACCCAGACTATGACTCTACTGCCGCAGCGTTAGATGAGTTAGATACTACGCACCTTTATAATAGAACGGCTGGCACATGGGATGATATATCCGCAGAAACCGGCTTTATAGTTATGGTTCCTTGTATAACGCCTACTGGTCAGACTTTATTGATACCAGCAATGTCTACAGTTAGCGGCATGACATACAATCATATATTTGAGACTATGGAAGCCGCATCTAACGCCGTGTTTGGATTACAGTATTCATTGGCTAATGTGGCTGCTAGATGTATGTACTTTGGCTACTCGTTTGTTGTTAAAGTTGGCGCAACAGATTTGACCGACAGCGACCAATTCCAAATTGTTGGCATGTTACCAGAAGCCTTAACAGGTTTCACTGATGCTGGGGGCTCAAGCGCTGGTGGAAGTGGAGGATTTGTTCCTATGTTAGAAGTGAGCCATAATGGGCTTAACTTGACTATGACTAATCAGGCATCTAACTTAGTAGCCTCACAATCTAGCGGAACCGTTCAAATCAATCTCCCAACCCCAAGTACAGGCGTATTAAACCAATTAGAAGTAAAATTTACTCCAGACGCCACTAACTTGCAGGCATTGAGTTTGTCAGCGTCTCTTGGTATAATGATAACGAGCCTGTGATA